CTGTCTTTTCGACAGGACGCTCCGGCACTTTGTGCTACATCTTTGTGATGACTCTGCCAGTCATGGAAGTCGTGATTGGGCCCGGGTAACAATAAAGGAGGGAACTACTCTCCCCCGGGCGGATGAGCGGTATGAGAGCTTGGCAGGCTACCAAGTCTACTATCTTGACTTAACCGTTCTGTGTGCAAGCTCGCTGTCTCATTCGTTATATTACCCCGAAAGGATTTTAAACAAATGGAAACCGCCGGTTACGGCTACACAAGCCGTACACGTGATCGCATCGCTGCGGTCCAGGCTGGGACACTGACGTCGTTGACTGAGGTTCCAGGCCAAAAGCCTGTCTCTTCAACTTCTAAGTACTCCGTCAAGGTGGTCGGCTCACAAACTACAGTGAGTCGGGATAACCAATTTCACGCGAAGAACGACATTAGGCACCAGAGCGGTGCTCATATCAATTCTAAGCGTGCCATCAGTGCGTTGGATATCGGTGGTAATTTTCATACCATCGACAACCAGTTATCTATGTCCCACAAAGCTATAACGACCAAGACTAAAACGGGTTATACAACCCGTACATATCGTGGTCCTCTTTTCGCTAATGGGACTGGAACGGTGCTTCAAAACACCACTTCCTGGCCAACAATCCAACCTCCTAGTACGAACGATTTGAACGTTCTAGGAACCACGGCGATTAAGAATTCAATTCCGTCACCGCCGGGTGCTGACCTCGCAGTCGCTCTTGCTGAGCTCTGCAGGGAAGGGATGCCATCATTCTCCGATACCAAGGACATCATCGATCAATTGCGGCGTAGAAAGAACGCTAGCCCGATCGGTGAAGCACACTTGGATCAACAATTCGGAGCGGCACCCATTCTAGCGGAAATACGTAAGTTCGCGTACGCTGTTCTCGAAGGAGACAAGCTTATGCGACAGTATGACCGAGACGCCGGACGACAAATCCGGCGGAGGTTTAACTTTCCTCCTAGTGTTGAAACGACGTTGGTAAGTACAACGTATGGAGTGCCGGTTTATCCGACGCTTCCTACTCCAATGTATGAGACACTGGGTCACGTTGGGATTCTCAGTAAAGTGCGCACTAGGCGCATTGAGACTTGGTTTTCAGGCTGCTTCATGTACCAGGTACCCTACTCCGTTATATCTGGAGAAACGGTATTTGCACGTGATGTAGTCAGAGCACGCAAGCTCTTAGGAATTCGATTGGATATCGAAGTCCTTTGGAACCTCGCCCCATGGAGTTGGTTCGCCGATTGGTTTGTCAACATTGGACAAGTAATCTCCAATATAGTTGCTTTCTCAAACGACGGACTCGTCATGCGTTACGGATACCTCATGTATAAAGAAACAATCGAGGACCGCTATACGCATTCCGGTGTGTCCTTTAAGGACCAACCCGGTTCTGGAGAGATTCAGACGACGTTCACGACCACGCTTAAAAAGCGCGTGAAAGCTCATCCATTCGGGTTTGGAGTTCGCGATGTCGATTTATCGGCAAAGCAACTCTCCATCCTCGCCGCCCTAGGGATCTCCCTTGGACGGAGCTGACGCCGTAGTTCTTGCGGCTGCAGGTTTGTGGAGTGCGCATTCTGTGTGCTCTACATTAATATTAACTAAATATCCGTTAATATCCGGCTACTTACCATATGTTTGGAGCCGCGCCCACCAGGACTCTCCTGGGTGGGTTTCTGTAAGGAGCAATGCCATGTTTTCTGATCCTCAGTCTCTGACCATCAATGCAGTCGCGACTTCCGTGCCGAAGACTTCCGTCAACGGCTCAAGCTCGGTTTACACCGATGCTACCGGAAATATCACGATGACCATCTCGCACAACCGCGACAAGCGGCAGCGCTCGGTGATCCGCATTGAACAGAAGAAGGTCGCTGCGGATCCGCTTCTCGCGGACCGCAACGTTCCGACTAACCAGACCGTTTACTTGGTCGTTAACCGACCGACGAACGGACTGTTTTCCCCGACGGAGACCAAGTACATCGTTGATGCACTTACGGCCTTCCTGACGGCTTCTGCTGGCGCCAACGCGGTGAAGTTTATCGCTGGCGAGAGCTGAACTCGTAAAAGAGTTCGCCTTCAGTTACAAAAGAGGGACGGGCGGGCTCGGGAAACCGAGCTTCGCTTCCGTACCGCTTTCAGAAATGCATGGCTATGGAAGGACTTACCTTGGTATTAGACCATGGGGCCCTGAAAAGCCTGATGTTGCTCTGGCAGAGTGTGGCCTCGGAAGAGGCCGCACGGTGTTGCACAAGTACCCTTCGTGACTTTGAAACTGTCACGAGGCGCTGTGAAAACGAAGGGTGGTCGTTTTTGACGATCACTTTGCCTAACTTTGGAAAAGACTTCGAAAGATGTCTTGAACAAGGTAAGGTAACTCGCAATCTCTTCCAAGGTTTCACATGGAAGGGAGGTCTCCCCAAATTTCTTCGGGGTTTCCTCGAGCTCGTTTTCTCGGTAGATTCGGGCATTATTGTCGACAAGCCTGACATAGACGCAATTCGCGCCGTTCGTCAGCTTACGCTGATGTTCGGCAAGATTAACCGTGAGTGCTCAAAAGAGCGCACGGACGCAGCTATGAAAGGGTTTGTTGATTGTGAGAAGTCAGTTCTGGAAATGGGCAGCCAAAGGAGCCACGATGATTACGTGGTTTTCCATAGGGTTGCTCGTCTCTTGTTCGCTAACATTCTCTCCGAAGTTGACCGAAAGGTCTTCGACGGTGAGGTTGTGCCGAAACACGGACCAGGTGCTACTGCTGATGGACTTAAGGGAAACCGAAAGTTCACCAACCGCACTTGGACGGAACGCCTCGAAGAGGCGGGCCTACATGCTGAGAAATATTTGTTTCCCAGCGTCTCTCATTTCGTAGAGACATATGACCGTGTGAGCTGGCTCGAACCTGGCGCGGAGCCACCAGTTAAGGTGATATCCGTTCCTAAAACGCAGAAAGCCCCTCGCATTATAGCGATAGAGCCTAGCTGGGTGCAATACGCTCAGCAAAGTTTGCTAGAAGCGATAAGACAAGGTCTCGAGGAGGGTGACTCCCGATCGAACTTTGTTGGTCTCACGGATCAAACGCCTAATCAGCGTCTAGCCCGTGAAGGCAGCCGTTCAGGCAGCCTTGCAACGCTAGATCTTAGCGAAGCTTCAGACAGGGTTTCCTATCAGTTAGTACAAACTCTCTTGGCTGACCACCCCCATCTTGCGATGGCGGTCGACGCTACTAGATCAAAGCTAGCTGATGTGCCTGGTTATGGGGTTATGCCCCTTGCCAAGTTCGCATCTATGGGTTCAGCACTGACGTTTCCGATAGAGGCAATGGTATTTACTACCTGCATCTTTGTTGGGATCGAAAAGTCGCTAAAACGGCCCGTTACCAAGCAAGACATTGCAGCCTTGCGTGGAGAGGTACGCGTCTACGGGGACGATATTGTTGTCCCTGAGAAGTATGTGCTAAGCGTGATTTCCGCCTTGGAGTCCTTTGGCTTCAAGGTGAACAAGAACAAGAGTTTCTGGATTGGAAAATTCAGAGAATCTTGCGGAAAGGAATACTACGATGGCGAGGATGTTAGTATTGTCCGAGTTAGAGAAGAATTCCCTACGACACGCAAGAACGTCCGCGAAGTCATAAGTACAGTCAGCCTGAGGAACCAGCTTTACAAAGCCGGCCTTTGGCAGTCTGCGTTCTACTTGTCCTCGATTATAGAGAGGGTAATCCCCTTTCCTGTAGTTGCGGAGACATCAGCGGTGCTGGGACAGCACAGCTCGTTGGGTTACCAAACCCAATGGATTGGCGGTCACAAGCAAGCACCCCGTGTCAAGGGGTGGACTGCTAGGGTGGTGCTTCCAAAGAATAGTATCGATGGAAGTGACGCTCTGCTCAAGTTCTTCATACTCAAGCGGGGTAATGATCCGTTTGACGAGGGTGGCCACAAAATGGACATCTTAGTCAAGAGTATCGATCACTTGGAACGTTCAGGACGTCCCGTACGCGTCGACATGA